CCATACTCAAGGCTGGTCTCATCATCGGGACACAACTCCCTATCCCGGAACTGGCATAGCCAGATATGATATTTTGTAACACCATTCTTGATACCATACAAGTTCAACTTAATGTTAGCCCATGACATATAGTCACGAGTCTTAGGCAAATTCGATGTATCTGACAGGCCACCAGGCTGCTGCTCGGTACCCCAAAAATTGGATAACGTAGCGCCATCGGAGCCAATGCCCTGAATAGTACGGAACGTAGCTTGACCGGTAGTCGAAGAGAAACCTAACCCGGTACATGGCGCAGCCGAGATAGTAGACTGATTAGCAGACGTGATATCCCACGCATAGAAAGGCATGCTGCGAAAAGCATTAGCCCCCTCCACACGGTTAAACATCCACAAGGAACCGTTGCCGGCAATTTCAGTTTGGGAACTGTTGATACGCTGCCAGCGAAAGATAATCTTATGCATATTAGCCTTCATAGCCCTAAGGGCCATTTGATTCTTGGTCAATTTCTTACCAAGTTGGAATTTGCGAGATGTCCACTCAGTTTGGCCGCCGGCTACACTCTGGTAGATACCGCCGCCGCCACCACCGCCGGAGGGTCCGGCGATTCGGGCCCTTTTTATACTGGGACCTTCTAACGCCCTTGTACTACCCGTAGGGATAAAACTCTTATACGGGCCCACCATATCTTTTTTAGCATCCTTCCAGCCGTAGCTTCCGGAAACAATACCTTTACTAATACGGGCTGCTCTCCCTGGAAGCTTCGAGGCGTTAGCCCTGGCACTACGTGCCCACAATGACCCTGCTCGCTTGCGTCTTTGCACCATTATAAATGCGTAACACTACTTGAGAAAATATATCTTTATATCAGACGCAGAATTATGTCGGACTCTAAGAAACTATCCAAATGCTTCAACTATACCTGGAGGACACACCAGGTCGAATACGACTGGAAAGCCTGGTGCCGTGAATGGGGAAAACATTGGTCCTATCAGCTCGAGGAAGGCGACGAGACGCACAGGAAACACTTCCAGGGAATCATATCGCTGAAGACCAAACGCACTAAACCGGAATGCATCTCAGTAATGAAACCACTTCCGGAATTCTTCGAGCCAGTCGCTAATGCGAACCTCAAGGGTGGCTCCGAAAGCTTCTATGTGACAAAGCCAGACACAAGGATAGACGGACCTTGGACAGACAAAGATGAAGAACTCTTCATACCATACCATTTGGACGGGAAAGAACTCACACTCTTTCCTTGGCAGAAAACTATCTGGGATTCGGGAGCGACTCGAAACAGTCGCAAAATAAACGTCGTTGTGGAAACGACAGGAAACGTCGGCAAGTCGACCTTAGTAGGATTAATGCGAGTCCATAAACGAGCAGTGCAGATTCCTCCCTTGAACGACCCGGATAAATTGAGTCAAGTGGCACTGTGTATCCTCAGTGACAAGAACATACGAGACCCGAAGGTTATGCTGATTGACATCCCTCGGGCAATAAAACAGGAATCGTTGGCGGGCATGTATGCCGCCTGCGAACAAATTAAGGATGGTTGGGTATACGATTGGAGGAATCATTGGAAGGAGTGGACATTCCATCCGCCACAGGTCTGGGTTTTCACAAACACCATCCCTCATGCGGCGTCGTTGTCTTTCGACAGATGGAACCTTTGGGAAATCTGTTTGGAAACAAACGATCTTAAGGCGCTTCGCTGGAAAAACGAATAAGATCGTTTGTCTTATTCTTTAAGAAGGATTGGAATGATTGGAATCCTGGATTTATGGTGCACAGGATATCTGACCAATGGCGCCCCCACAAGGGGGGCGCTATCGGTCGGTACTCGCTGCCGCTCCGTCCTCCCTCTAAGAAAGAGATTCTCCCACACACAAACACTCTTTGTGATTGGGGGGACCACTTCTCCTGACCCACGTACCACAGCGTCCCCCCAATGGCCCCCCTTCTTGCCCGCTAAGGAAAATAACACAAACAACACATAGGTACTTTTTTCTTTTTAGTCAAAGCCTAAATGACAGACTCTGATGTTAGCATCAATAGATGGGGTATGAACTGTTGTTTCTGCTGTATCTAAACCGAAGTTAGTACAGAACACCATGAGATAGATGCGAGCTGGATGTCGGAGACGACTGCTGACTTGCTGCGATGCTTGGATTGTGTAATCCTGCTGGTCGAGTAAATCTGTATTAGCAGCAATGTTCTGGGCAAGGCCAGTGTAATTACATGTCTTATTCACTTTCACATACCATGAAACGACTTTGTTCAACGGATCTGTATCTGCTGATTGCAATTCCTGGTCGGAAAGGACGACTGTCTGCTTACGCAGTATCTTGACACGATTGCGATAGAGGTTATTCGTAGTGGCAATCGGATTATATGTTAGAGGTTTCATAAGCGCCTGATAGAAATTGGTGCGCTTCTCATTGGGGATAACTGTATCCTGACCATACTCAAGGCTGGTCTCATCATCGGGACACAACTCCCTATCCCGGAACTGGCATAGCCAGATATGATATTTTGTAACACCATTCTTGATACCATACAAGTTCAACTTAATGTTAGCCC